CCCACACCTTCTACAGGTCGTTGGGTCGGAAAAGGTTGCATGTTTGTAGTGCCAGAAGTGTAATTAGCACTTCCTATACTGTTAAACGCTGCATCGCCCGGCAAACCTAAAAAAACTACTACCGGCTCTACCCTATCTGTTCGAGGGTCACGCAATGCTATTGCATCGCCTCTGTAATTTAAGGGCTCTATCTGTGGCTCTTTAGGTTCATAGTCCTCAGGGCACACCATAAAACCTTTCCAGTTTTTCCGTAAAGTTTTATACGGAAACTGAAACCCGCAATAATCACATATTGCAATTGCAAATTTACCGTTTGCATACGCCATTTAAGATATACTTGGGACAAAGTGAACACTAGCGGTATCTCTGTCCTCCTTTGCCGCACGCAAGAAATCTTCTTCGTAAATAGCTTTTAATCCGGTAGTTCTATCTGGGGCATACTTTAAAGAAATCATGTAAGCCAACCCAGAGGCTAAACAAGGCAGAAACCTAAAATTAACGTCAGTGGTGTTTGTGTAAGCACCCGCGTCCTGCATTCTTCTAATTCGGTAGTAAACCAACGTGTAAGCTTTGTCTGCGGCAGGCCACAAAAAAATAGTAGGTGTTATTTGACGTTGAACATAATACTGCGCGGGACGTGCTTGTGTTAATTTATTAGGCACATTTAGGTACTCAGAGCGGCTTATCCGAGAAATGCTTACGTCCTGTTGTTGCCCATTTACGGTATCTCGAATTACTGCGGAAAGGACATTAACAGTGTCTGTTCCGGGCCCTACCTCTGTGGTTCCTTGGACTAAATTAGCCGTGGCCTGCTCAATGGTCCAAAGATTTAGACCCCGATTGGCCCAATCCAAAAACAACAGGTTTAGTGAACGTGTTGCGGAAGTAAGCTGATAACCTGAAGTCATCTGCATTCCGCATCGTTCAAAAGCTTCCTCTACAATCTCATCTATCGCAAGATTGAAGTCTGTTGTATTAGACGTAGCCATTAGCTACACATTCCGCCTTTGCGATACTTTTTAATAGCACCACCCATCATTTTCTTTTTAACGCCACGGCCCATGAGAACGTCGGCTCGGCTAACTTTTCCATCTTTGTTTAGATCAGGAAAGCTTTTGCCCACAGATCCGCCCTTATTATACATGGGGACACCCGTGGTTTTGCTTTTGGTCTTAAGTACCTTATTTCTAGGGCCACTTCTTACTGCTCCGCCACCTCTGGTAGCCATACCCATTCCACGTCCAGCCATAATAATTACCTCACTTTTCTGTGACTTTTTACTTTCGACGCCACCTTTTTAGGTTGACTCGAAAACTGTTTTCCTTTTGCTGTGTCCGCTCTTTTCTTGCGGGTTGTTGCAGCGTAGTCTTTATTGCTCATGGACTTAATCGCACTTGAGGGAAGATACCTTTCCCCTGTGGCTTTAGACCCCTGAGTGGAAGGCTTACCGCTTTTAGTACGCCATTCCTGCTTAGTCCAAGATTGAAGGGACTTTTGAGGCTTTTTAAGCGCCATTAGTCTCTATATCCTCCACCTTTTGCCTTATATTCTTTGGCTAACATCTGGGCTTTTCTACCGGACCACTGGCCCGATGAACCGCCTTTGCTGCTGGCTTTTATTTTATTGAATAAGTTTTTACGCATTGTAGGCTTTGTGTAGTTACCTGCACTATTGACGGTGGACTTCACGGAACCTCCCGTCGCTTTTTTCACAGGTTTCTTTACAACTTTTCTTTTTGCTGGTGCTTTTTTTACCATTTTTTACAGCTCCAGTACCTTGCGCTAAATTTATCTTTAGCTGTGTCGCAATTATGTCGCGCCCTAAAACTGGCACGTCTGGCTGGTATAGATTTTTTAATCTTCATATTCGGATCACCGAACCTGACCAGCTTTACGTCGTCGCCTTTTTTAGCTAAAACTGCAAACTTTTTACTTCCGCCGGAAGTCCTTTTAGGCTTGTTATAGCCCGAAAAAGACTCCCCACGATAAGTAATACGACCCGATGGGGTTCGCTTTACAGCTTTAGTAGACGCCATTAAACCGCCACTCCTCCTTCAAACAACAATGTGACATGCGTTACAGAATTTGTCGGAGACTGTGTAGGAAGGTCAATAAACATACCCTCACTAAATAACATTCCTCCGTCAGGGATATCTACACTTGTTCCTGCTGCTACTGTCGAAGCGTTTAGCGTAAAAAGAATAGTGCCACTAACAGTGGACCCATTTCTAATGTTTACGGAACCTTGGGCGTTTGATGCTCCTGTGACAGCGTTTACAAAGTAAACTCCCATCAAACGAGATCGACCAGAAACCGCTGCTACTGACGCGCTTTTAGTTACCGATGAAATATTACTTGCGCTCATTTTTAGTCTCCTTTAAAGACTACTCTGAGTCTTCGGCTTCTTCAACAACGGCCTCTTCAACTACTTCTTCCGCTTCAGCTTCACCATCCACAGGTATACCAAATATTTTTGTAGACATAATAGTCTCCTAGATTTTTAAATTAAGTTTAGCTAAAAGGTGTAACAGTAGTGCCTGATCCTACGCCTACCATCTCGACAAACCACCTGTCTTCCGCCACAGAAGTAAACGTGACAACAGTGTCAACTATTCCACCTTTTGTGCTACCGTTTAAAGTAACCCTCACATCAGTGAAATTAGCGTTAGTAGTAAAGCCCGTGACCGCGCCTGCCGCGCCCATAATTAAAGCTGTGCCAGTAAGCTTGTCGTCACCTTGGCAGCTAATAACAAGGTCATTGGCTATAGTATCAGCCATAAATATTTTAATTACCGCACCAAAATTGTTTTGTTGATCAGGGCTTGTAGGGTCGGTTGGAGCAGCGTCTCTAACAAGGGGTAAAGTTAATGTACTTGCGCCACCTGCAAGATCATCTCCGAAAAGATTCATTTTGCCTGCATTACCGACAACAGTTATGCCTGTCGCGTAATCGTGACTAGGTTCAACAGCTAAAGTTTGGCCTGCAACTAAAGTAACTTGGTTTTTGACGCCGGCGCTGATAAAGCCGGCAAGTGATCTAACGGGTCCAGAAAATGTGGTTCTAGCCATTTTGAGATTCCTCACATGCGAGTTTAGCGAATCTGTCTGCATGTAGTCCGTCGGGGACGGTCAGAATCGCGGGTTAGCCCCGATTTAATTAAGTATATACCACTTCTACGCAATCTGTACAAATAAAAAAGGAGGCCGAAGCCCCCTTTTTCATAGCAAGGTTTTCCTTACGGAGTACCCGGCGATCCAAATATGCCACGTGGATCACTAAAGCCAAAGCTATAGCGCTCACGAGCCTTATATCGGACATTACCTGTGTTGAACTCTCCTTCAAAACCAGTTGAAAGAGCAACACGGTTAAACATCTTCATGCCGTTTGGTGCGTCAGTAATGACAAACCATGCGTCAGGATCAGTTAAGTAATGGTTTACAGAGTAACCCTGCGGAACCATGCCCATGTTACGGATAGCGTTAATGTCGTTGTCTGCTGTACCTACACGCAGAGTTGACTTCATTATACGGTCCGCAGTGAACTGTAGCTCTTTAGGGATAATTAGCTTGTTGCCTTGAACAGCAATCTTCAGTCCACGCTCATCTGTAAACGCAGCAATGTCGATTAACGCTTGCTCAAGCGAAGTCTCTGTAAGATCCGCCGACACAGTTAACTCGTTCTGTAAATTAGGACCAGTTAGTGTGGGGTGAGTCAATGAACACAGAGGCTGTCCGTCACCACCAAGCGATGTAGTAAACGCGCCATTAAGAATGGCCGCTCCTTTAATCTGCTTAGTAGTAGCCATTGAACGAGCTAGTGCTTTAGTGTAACGCGCTGATAACTTGTCATACAGGTTATCTTCGATGGCTTCCTCTGTTAGAGAGAAGGCCAACGCTACAGTTTCGTTAGTGTAACGCGCTGTATAGACTTCTTGTGCCTGATCGTATGCAACGCCAGAACCTTCAGACTTAACAGGTGCTTCACCAAAACCAGAAAGCATTACTTCTTCCTCAAAAGCGCGGTCCGAAGACTCTACTTCGTAGATTTCAGTATGCTCATTATCATACGAGTTGTACTCAAGACCAAACAAAGCGTTTAGACCCGGCTCCAACTCTTTTACTAATTGGGCTCTTGATATAGCCATGATCTATTCTCCTTATTGTCCTGCTACGCCAGCACTGCCGTAGAGATGCTCGTTAATTTTAACCACGACCACGGCATTCGCACCAACAGCGTTGTTGGGTACGTCCCAAAGACCAATGATCTTTAGGTTAAGTGCAGCAGTTGTAGCGATTGTGCTGGTATCTAGCTCATTAGCAGAAAGACCAGTAGTGCTATTTCCTGTACCTACCACGATGTCCGCATTCTTGCCGTAATTACTTGCAGCAGAAGTGCCATCGTTTTGGACGATAAACATCTGGCTAGGGTCATCAAGAACTTCTGCGATGATCTTACCCTGAGTGATGTTTATGCTACCCGGATAGAAATTAGAAAAAGTAGGCTTCTGTGTTATAGGGTCATTATAAAAACAACCGTTAAACACCCCTACCGCCGCTGTATGAGACGCTGGGTTAAACTGTAATATGAAACCGTCCTTCAAAGTAACTAGGTCACCTTGGAAGATAGCTCCTGCTTGATTGTCCGCGATCTCATAACCATACTGCTTCTGGGCTCCAGTGCCAGATAGGTTACCAAGCGGACGTAGCCCAAAGGCTTTATCGTTATTAGCCATGATATATGTCCTTTAAATTAAGTTATTCGGAACCCGAACGTGGGCCTCCGAGGCTTACTTTGGACTGCCTTTCTGGCGCGTTGATTTTCATAGACGAACCTACGTTTGTCTTCAACAGGTCATTATCAGCAGCTCTAATTTGATCATGGGTTCTAGAAGAATAATGGTCTCTACGCTCCTGTGCAGTTTCCTCCGGTATTCTTGCTAACAGTAATCCGCCTACGCTAATCACGCCGGCATGTTTACCATCATCTTGAACACCTGAATCGAATTCAGGGTACTCATCCGCACGTACCAGCTCATACCCCTCGCGGAGTTTAGCTGAAACATTGACGCGATCATCTGCGCCACCTGATTCCATTCTAATCCACCGATGCTTATAGCCCGGTGGCGGTTCTGGAGCGTCTAGTCGTGAAGGAGGAGCCCAAGCTTTACGGCGCACTGTCTTTTCCCGCGTTTCCGTGGTTCGATCACTGCGTTTTAACTTTGGTACTTTAGTAGCTTCGGTCATTGTAATTACTCCTTAACGTATTTGGCATATTCTTCAAGTGGAACCCCTAATTTTTTTGCTATCGCAACTTGACTTGGGGTCAACCTAACAGTGCGGCGTGCTGTATTGTTTACCCCCGAAGAGCGGGTTGCAGGAGCTACCGTCTGCACGGGTCGGCTAGTCCTGTTGTTTTTGGGCGTAGGCGCTTCCTGAAACTCACTAGGAAATATGTCGCGTATCCTACGATTTATCTCATCATAATACTCGTCTGTGTTTGGGTCAAACCCTTCTTTTTGTATTAAATCCACGTGAATGCCGCGTACAGCATGCGTCATCACGGTATTTGTACCAAACCACTCGTTCTCTTCTGCCCAAGCTTCGGCCTTAGGGTCCGATTGAGGAGGAGCTTGTCGCGGTTGTGGTGCGGGTTGTGCAGCCTGAGCCGGTTGCGCCTGCCTTAAAGAAGTGGTCTGTTTAATTCTGTCCTGCTCCATAAGAACACTGGTCAAGCGTTGCTGCGCCTCGGTCTCAGTGTCTATGTCGCCCTCTTCACGGGCTTTCTTTATGACCTGCTTCAAAGCTACTACGTGGGACTCAGTACGTCCCTGTGCCTCTTGTAGTCGGTCTGCGTCACTCTTTTCATACTTCTCTTGAAGCGTCTCGTTTTGCTGCTGTACGTTTTTAGCAAACTCTAACGCCGCCTCTTCTCTACGCTGTGTTTCACGTAGTCTAGCGGTCAGTTTATCAATCCGCTTTTTAACCTTGTCAGAGTAGTTCTCTAGGTCTTCCGTTTCTTTTTTAGCAGCAGGTTTTTCTTCGGCTACCTCTTCCACCACGGGCGCTTCTTTCTCATCTGCTACGGTGGCTTCGGACCCGTCTTCATTCATTTCAACGGTTGCCTCGTTTTCTTCTTCACCGATATCAAATTCCATCTCTTGGTTCATTGGTTCTGTTTGTCCCATAATTACATCCCCCTCACATGTGTAAGATATCTTCAGGGTCGTTAACGAGCCCTAAGATTTCATCATCATTTAACAAACGAATCTCACCACCATCAATCTGAATCCGAGATCCCGCATACTTACCAAAGATTACCCAGTCTCCCTCACCGCACCAAGGGCCGTTAGGGAACTTAGACTCATCAGCGTAAGCTAAATCACCTACCTTGAGGACATAACCTACATTCGTAGCCAACTGAGTCCTCTGTTGAGTCTCTTTAGCTAAGACAATGCCACCCTTAGTCGTTTCAGCACCACGATAAGGCAAAATAGCCATCCGCCAGCCTGTAGGTTTAGGGATTAGATCGAGAATAGATTTAGCAAGGCCCTCATTAGCGACTTTGCCATCTACGGTATATGCGTCGTTAAGATTTGGCTTAGAGGATTCCGTTTCTTTTGCAGCGGACTCTTCTTTCCATTTCTCTTCGAGAGGGGTTAACTTCTCAGCTTCCATATGTGCCTCTTCTGGTGGTTAAAAATCTTCGGAGTGTTTATCCACTTTATCTCGGATAATTTGATCCACAAGCTTTATGCCTTCCAGACGGCCCATCAGAAAACGATAGCGTTCCATGTCGGTCACTGTTCCGTTAAGGACAATGGCTTCGGAATCTTGCTGCAGTTTTCGTACTTCTTTCAATACGCTTTCAGCGAATTCAAGCATGGTCGTTTTTCCATGAAAGCAGACGGTAAAAAAGCCCCGTCTGGAGGCTTGTGTTTAATATATCTTTACTGGCTTATTGCCATCTCGTTTTTTTACTATTCTAGCAGGTTTTGTTGCCTTGCGACCACTGGAAGCCTTAATTGAACCTCCTTTTGCCGCTTTTTTTACTTTTTTACTCTTCCCTGCCTTACTTAAAGCAATTGCAATGGCTTGCTTCTTTGGTTTTCCCGCGCCCATTTCAGTCCTTATATTGCTTGAAATAGTCTTTTGACTAGAGCCACGTTTCAAGGGCATGTTATTTTCCCCATTGCGTTCTGGCTTTTTTCTGCGCCGTTTTGTTTAAATCTCCAAAGTGATAAAGCTTTTTACTTTGCTTTGTCATGGTTCTTCCCGTCATTATAGTGCCATTAGGGTGCTTATGTGTTCCGCCCTTGTGCATTTTGCCATCACGAGAATAATGATTTACACCTGCTGCCATTGTAAATGCTCCTCTAACAAAGACGAGTAGGACCGCAGCCTCTTTTAGCTAAACCACAGCCACGAGCCTGTACGGTATTCATTTTTTTGTTAACAGAACCACCTTTTGCCATGCGATTCATCTGACGCTTTTCAAATGCTTTTTCTCGATCAACACGACCGTACTCTTCACGGGCATTTCTGCCTTTTGCGCCTTTTGCATAGGTCTTAGGTGCAATGCGATAAATCTCATCGTCTAAATTGCGTAATACTTTCTTATCACGAGCCATTGAACCGGGCATATTCTATCTCCTAAAGTTTACTGGGTGCGTAAATGCGTTCCCTTGCTACATCTGCACGCAACTTAGCAATTTCTTGCTGTGATTCAATGCGTGCTTCATTGCCTGCTGCGTTTTGAGCTATTCTAGCCTGATCAACCTGTATACCTTCTTGTTTCAGTGCAATATCGGCCTGATCTTTAACTGCTTTTTGTTGTAACTCTTGAGCTTTTAGCATGACCACTGGATCTTGTCCACCTTCGCCGGCTAATTCGCCCTGCATCCCTTTCATCTCCATCATGTACTCTGTTATTTTAATGGAAACCATTGCCTCGCGCTGTAGGTCAGAAATCATATTGTCGGGATCAAGTCCATACTGCTCAAATAAGGTTGCTTCTGTGTCTTCTTCAGCCTTGAGCTTAATGTGATCGAGTATATGCTTCTGTAATTCTGCAGCGGCTAACGGATTAGCCTGAATTAACGGGGATAAACCCATAATTAAATGCGCCGCAATGTGAGCGTCGTGCTGTTGACCGGGAAAAGCCTTTAGCGTCTTTCCATCTAAAACTTCTATATTTTCCGTAGCTGCGTCTTTAGGCATTTGATTGGTCTGAACCTTCAATATGCCGTCAATATCTCGCACATTCAGTGCCTGATACACACGATAATACGCTTCGTACATGTTGTGCATCTGTGGCGCGCTTTGTGCCAACTGTAATTGAGTCTGTGCCAACGTGATTCGCTGTGCAGCAGAGAAAATATTGG